ATAGGTTGATTAACTTGCCAACGATCTATATTAAAATAATCTTTTAAACCAGAAACACATTTTAACAATACTTCATTACTATTATAATTAGGAAGCACGGTAATTTCAAAATTAACTCCTATATTAATAATAAATGCATCTTTTATATTTACAGCATCAGTTAAAATACGATAATGATCGAGATATGTTTTTAAATTTTCTTTAATAGCCTGATTCAATGTTACTAGTTGTTTATCTGAATTAAATCCTAGAACATACATATTCATTGCTAGTGGATTTGGAATACGCTTTTCAACTTGATCTTGTTGTAATATCTGATCATCTGGTACAATATATGCTTTTGCTACACTACCAAATTTTGATGGCATCGAATAACATCTGATTATATAATCTTCTCTTGTTACTAAACGATTCTGTGTTGCAAAATTAGCTAATGCATTATTTTTTATGTCTTGAAGTGTGTCTTGATTCTTAGCACCAGTTGCTGGAACTGGATTATTTACAGCTACAGAAGATTTAACAAAATTAACTATACCTGCATTATTTGTATTATTAACATCGTCTTCGAATTCTATAAAATCTACTAAAGTCAATACATTTGCCGGCACGTTATCAGTAATACCATTTCCTACTGTATATTTAACTGTTAATGTGGTATTTGCTGGGGCTTGACCATATGTTCTAGTAAATAAGAAATTTGATGGATCAATATCAACATCAATTGCTTTACGAAATCCTGCTAATCCATTTCCTACATTAGTAGGGTTTGGTACTATCTCCTCATCATTATTATCAGATACACCCGATCCGAATTGCATTTCTAATAAATTATCACTACGTAATCTAGTAATAAAACGTTTAGATGATTTTCTCAATTTCAACAAACTAGGTGCTGCAGATCTAAACACTGATAAATCAGGATCATTTTCTGCTAAATTAGGAATCGACTCAAATACAGTGTCTTGTGCTAAATAAGGAACCATATACCAATTATCACCATCTGACTCTTCACATGATATAACATCTATAATATTTCGATCTGGTAATACTACTTTGTCATATGCAATAGGAGTCCCAAATGTAAATGTTGTAGTTTTAATTGTTCCTGATACAGCTCTTGCTTTTTTCTTTAGCAAATAATATATAGGCTGTTTAGTAGCATCATCCGTTTCGTATATGGTAACCTCAGTTGGATTGATACTAGAAGAAAATGCAAAATCAACCGAGTCCAGAGTTCTAAAAACAGCCGGTCCGGCATTTTGTTTTATTTGAAATCCAGATTTAATAGTTAATGCATAATTATAATCTGGTCGAACATTATCACCAGAACCAATAGATGGGACTAATTGAAACACATCAACATCTGTATAAGCTGGAATTGCATTTTTAGGTGCATATCCTAATTCTTTTGCAATATCAAATATATTACTACGTTCTGTTGCTTGTTCTAATAATGATTCTTTTATGTTATTATCTGCATAATATGATAATACATCACCAACATATGAAGCCATTTCCATAAACAACATTCCAGGAGATGATTCATTAAAATCAGTATATGAATCCGGAAAGTATTGTTTAGTAAAGTCTATTAGATTTTTACGAAATTGACCAAAATCTTTATTTATATACGTTATGTCTTTATTTACATTCATAATTAATCTATTGTTATGGTAGATGAATCTTCACTAGCAGTTATCGTAATAGCATCAGTATTAAATCCATCAACGGTGTATTTTAATGTTATTTTAATAGTGTGCAATAAAGTCGGATCGTCTTCTACAGTTAATATTTCTAAATCTTGTACTACAATATATGGTAACCAAGAACTCAATGCTTCGTTAATTTCTAAATTGATTAACTCTTTAATATCAGGAGTACTAGGCTGAAATACTATACTTAATAAATTAGTACCAAAATTAATCAGATTGTATCGTTCACCTTTTCTTGTTAACAATAAATTTCTAATATTAGCTTTAGCTTGATCATTTGTCGTATACAATGTTTTAAATACACCCGGATTACCGAATGAGAGGTCTACACCTAATCCAATTTCAGATTTTGTCGTTGTATCATTAATTGTTTGTATACGATATGCCATTATAGTGCAAAGCCTTTATTTTTCTTTTTATCCATTGCTTTCATTAATCCTCTATAATCACGATTCATTGCCTTTGCAACTACCGGATCAACTTGCATATTTTTTCCTGACTCAGGATCTTCCATTATTTGTGTAGCAGCATTACCACTTCGCATCATACCAAATCCTTGAGCATCATTCGAAGTAAATGACATATTATCCATTCCTTCTTGCATTAAATCTCCGTAACTAGGTACGCCTTCTTCTCGCAAAGGATCTGTTTCATTTAATATATTAGCAAACTTATTATCCGCATATAATGATTTACTTTTAGTTTTTTTAATTGGAGCTGGTTTACTCTCAACCGATTCTGTTTGTAATTCTGTAACCGTTGAATGTAATCCTTCTCGAAGAATTTCTGATAATTCTTCTTTAATAACCTCTCGTACGGCTGTTTTTAGGGCTTTTACAAGTGCTTTAGATTCCATGTGTATTCTTTTTTATTATAAATATGTATAATGTTAATTTAAAGGATTTCCCCAATCAGTATCGGTTATCTTAGGACCATATGATACATTGTTAGATGTATTTAAATAATAATCTCCAATCTTACCTAATTCTGGTGGTGGATTTCCTTCTTGTTTATAAACTTGACTTGGTGCTTCTTGCAATGATGTCAATAAGTTCCGTTGTTGTTCAACCAATTGTTCAATTGAATCTGATCTTTGTGTTAAATCAGTTTCAGAAACATTTGATTCATTATAGAATTCAGTTGGTACTAAATCGTTATAATCAGTAACTGTTGATTCTGTTGATATATTAGGTATATTTAATTCAATATCACTATCGCCACATACTGTATTTAATTTTGATATTGCAGTAATTAATACTGGTACTAATGTTAGTATTTTAGATTCAATTTGAGTAGGCAATGATTGTAATGGTTTTACTGCTTCGACTGCATTAACAATTAATTGATTTTGTATAGCTTGAGTTTGCAATGATATAAATAAAGCAGCCGTTACTGGGTTAGATAATTGAGCAGCTGCAATTGCTGCATTAATCCCCTGTGCGGTTGATACAATTGTATTTACTGCAGTTATTGCACTTTGTATTTTAGGAATATTTTGTTGAACTTGTGTAATTAATGATTGTATATTTTCTAAATTTTGTTTTATGTTTTGAACTCTAGGGTCATCACATTTAACATTGGTTGGAAGTTTTACTGAATCTTTAATTGTTTGATTAGTTTGGTCTACAACCGAATCCAATATATCATTAAATTGTTGTTGTATTTTATCCACACCAAATGATGGTGCTTTTGTTAGACGATCGAGTGGTGGTATGATTGACATAATATAATCCTATTTATTTGGTTTAAATTCCATTTTATATTTTGAACTTAATAAGTCTTGTAACTGTTTCTGTGCTTTGTTAACATATGAAAGATTAATAAATGTACCAGTAGATGAACCACATTGCACCATGGTGTTTAATTGATTTATTATACTCTGTAAAACTTCTAATAATACTTCTCCATGAACCATACTTTCTGAAGCTTCTTCACTTCCTAATTTTATTGCTCCAGTAGAATTTAAAATTATACCTAACGGCGAATCGATAACTGCTAAGTCTTTTCGAGCTTTTAATATAACACGATCAGACACACCTAATAATTGTGATCCAACGTAATTAGTTTCATTACCGCTTGTAGTTACACACCCTGTTAATGAATTAGGTTGATCTTTGTTTCCCAGTACTAATGGTAGCTTTTGTGTGCTTGTTAAATATAAAGAAGATTGATCAGTATTAATATCTTCAGTAACAAAGTCTTTGTCTTCTTTATATTTTCTTCCATTAGACAAAACAAGTATAGGATCACCAATATTATTACCACGCCATTTACCTGGTTCGGAATAATTATTTTTAAAATCTACAGTGCTACCAAATCGTATACTATTACCATATCTTCCTTCGAGCATAAAATCACCACGATATGGTTGTAATGGAGATACTTTAGATTCTTCAAATTCAGTATCAAATTCTAATTCACCAACGGTCGGTAATATATTACTATTAGTATTCGAACTCAACGCCATTGGTAACATGTAATACCATTGTGGATATGATTCTTTTAATGTAGATTCATGACTTAATGATTGAAATATTAAAACTGACTCACCTGATATTGGGATTTGTTTAATATTAGAATTGATTGGTTTTACGTTTTCTATAAATTTTAAACGACCATTTAATTTGTATTGCACATCAATACCAAACAACATATCAGCACTAGATATTCTTGTTTTTTCTTGTGTGCCTGTTTCCTGATTAATAGTCATGCGTTTACCAGCAGGATATAGTACATCACTATTTCTTTTATATGTGTTACCGGGACTAGTCTTTTTCATGACTTCGGCTACATATATTACCGTATCAAATAAACCATCATGATGTGGCATTACTATCCTTTATTTTAGATTTTGCAGCTTCAATCTTTTGTTTTATTTCTCGGTCTTCTTCTTCAATCTTTTCAATCTCATCTTCTAGTTCATGAGTTAATGTTGATTGTGCTATATTAATCAATTGCTGCTTTTCTTCATCTGAAAGTAAAGAATCAGCACCAGTAATTGTTTGTGTAGTTGATATATATCGCTGTACAATTGCGGTTAATTTAACTAGGTGATCATCATTCTTAACTGCTACGTCTAAATACTCTTTAATAAGTGGTACTATAATAGTAGCATCTGATGCATTTTTTATTAGTGGTTGTAACTGAGATATGAGTTGATTTATCTGTCTATCCTTCTTTTTGGAATTGTGATAAACATCATGCATAAGGTCAGCAAAACTGGTACCTTTGAATATTTCATCATTTCGATCCATACATGTCCTTTAATAATAAATATTAAAAAGGCAAATTCATGAACTCAGTATTAGCATATTCACGAAATTTTGTTTCGTATAGGTTTTTTAATGTTTTTACGACTCGGGTTACGTTTGTGGTTGGAAGGCCGGTTCTTTCTCTGATAAAGATATAAAGAGCCTTTTTATTAAAGTCTTCAATATTAATTCTTTGTTCGAATAAATGTAATACCGAATCTGCTACATGTATATCGGTTGGATTTGAAAATATATAATTTAAATTGTCATAACAATATTCAACAAACTCATCCATGAAATACTTTATAATTTCTTGCATATCAGTGTTATGTATTTCTGTTGGAATATTTCTTTGCTCATCTAAATCAATAGGTTCTCTATTTTGTTTTACTTTTACATATGCTTTTTGATTTTCAGCAATAAGATAATTAAATGATGTTCGAGTATAATATGAATATGATTTACCAGCATTTGGTTTAAATTTATCTAATCTTGCAGTTAAATATGTAACTAGATCAGTTTGTAAATCTTGAAATGAACACTTATTCAAAATATAAGTAGGTTTCATTTTATTAATTAAATTTTCTGTAAGCTTCATGAATGGTGGATATATAAATCGCCTATATATCTTTTCTCGCTGAGCTGGATTCTCTGACTTATTATAAGCACATATTGCTACGTCTTGAATCCTTGTATAATAATTATTACTTTTCTTTCTTTTCCTCGGCATCAAATTCTTTTTTTAGTTCTTCTGTTACTTCTTTTAATAATTCAAAGGTAGTTCCTGACTCGTCGTCTTTTTCAAACGCACCCAATCTATCAATATTTTGCATTGCTTCATGAGATTGTTTTATTCTCACGTACATGTATTGATTAGTTTTACTAACCTTATCATAATAATCTTCTTGATCTGCTAAAACGCCTGCTAATACAAATGCTCTATAAGCAAAATATATTGTTAATACGAAAAATATTCCGGCTGTTACTCCAAATGCTATAATCATGACATATCTTTAAATATATCCGCAATAGAGTTGCCAATATTGGGATTGTTTTCTGCTAAATTTTTCATCGCAGTACTCTTAGTAGCTTTACTCTTTGATGAAATAGGATTAGGTGTTCCTGCTTTATGATTCCTCCATTGCTCATATTCTATCTGTGCTGCCATATGATCACCATGATGCAAAATAATTGCCATATTAGTTTTCAATTTAGCTTTTTCTGATCTTGCTACAAAATATGGTTTATTTGAATCATCATACATTCCATCATGAATCTTAATAGCTTGATATTCATTCCAAGACATTGAAACTTCATATTTTTGTAATAACCAAATAGATAGATCTGGTACCATAGTGAAAGGAATATTTTCATTATGCTTATATAATCTACCCATATTCTTTCGATGCCAATCTGATGTTTCTATTTGATAAACTTCATTACCATCTCCTGGAAATCCTACTTTACCTAAATCATGATGCATTGCTGCAAACATTAATTCTTCTTTAGTATAACCCGACATATCAGCACCTGATGATTCCCATGTATTATATAATGTCTCTGTACATTCCATTACTCGCAGTACGTGGTCGATATAGCCCCCTGCGAATGCATTATGAAAGTGTGCCATGGAAGATGCTGGCATCATTGCGATACGATCTTCGAAGTCATCATACATTTTATTTAATTGATCTTTTCTTGTAGGGAACAAGTTATTAACTTTAGATCGATACATTTCCCAATTCTGATTTATCTTTTCTGCTTCTAACATAATATTATTATATTAAATTATTTTCGTAAATCCAATAATCGTCCATTAACAGAATCACTAGTGCATTTCCAACACGTAACTTTAACTGCATTTAGATCAACTCTTTCAACAATACGATCGCAATATTTACATTGCAGTTTTTTATATCCTGAATTCTTTTTTGT